TTGTCCTACAAGATGCTAATTGCCGACAAAAACACCACAATTAAATCAATAAAAATAAATTGTTTGTCTTATTTTATAGGCTTTTTTTAAAATTTTCTTTTATATTTTTAATATTCTTTTGTAAACTTTTTGGGTGAATTTTGGGCTTGATATGATTTTGAAGGCAAACAAAAAAGCCCCGACCAATCGGCCGAGGCAATGTATTATTTAAAAGTGTCTTACTAAGAGCTAACTTACTTCTGTTCATTCTCTTCCAATCCGTGAGCTTTCGCAAAGCGAAGGAAGTCATCATCTCCCAATGAAACGATAGCAAAACCTAATCTATCTTTCATGCTGTTTACTGATCCAATATCAGACAGTCCAATGTATTTTCCGCCTACGAAAACTCCGTATCCATATTTTTTGCTAGTTACGATAAATTCTTTCATTAGTTTTAAATCCTCCAAGTTTTTGATTACAATATCTGCTTTTGGTGCATCAAATGGCAGCTCAAACCAGCCGAGCATTTGCTGTGCTGGCGCTTGCCAATTGACATAGCTAAAAGTTCCGTCGCTGTACAGATTGCGAATAACCTTGCGTGTCCATCCGCCGTTGTAAAGAGCATCGGCATTGCTGTCAATGTTCTGCTCAATTGTTGTGATTGTGCCGTCCGGGTTGTTTGCCACCACGAATCCGATATGTCCGAACTCGTGATATGGCAGACAGTTAGACACAAACACAGCTCCCACAGGCGGATTGTTAGCCCCGTTAAAGCCTGTTACTTTAAGACCTAAGCTTGATGCTCGGTCTAAGCAATCAATAGCGTTGACATAGCTAAAATTAAGTTTGTATAGCCCTTGATACTGCAAAATGTTATCAATCAAAGCTACACATTGCCCGCCATAAGGATTGGTAGGCACTTCCATGCGCTGATTAACAACACTTCCTAGCTTATCAAGTAGTTGTTTTTGAGTAGTCATGACTACTCACCTCCGTTGGTGTTGTAATTCTTGCTAGAAATCCCGAGTACAGTACCCGCAAAAGTAGTTAGTAAAGCGATTGTACCAGTAATTGCTGTCGTATCAAACTTATACAGAGCACCAAGGCCGGTAATAAGTGTAATCGCTGCAGGCGCTACAATAGTAACTACCCGCTTTGCAAGGTCATACTGTTTATTTGTCAAGTTCATCGTTTTTATCCTCCTTTTCGATGTTTGAAAATTTCTCGATGAAGTCCTTAAACATCATCGTATTAATACCGAGCTTATCAAAATTTTCCAAGATTGATTTTAGCTCGAAAAACAAATAACCGATATATAAAATCTGCAACGCACCTAATCCTATGCCCTCTGGCAACAGGATAGAAAGCGGAATGCAGAAGCTCAAAAGAGCGATACTGGCTAGTTTGCGTAGAATGCCATTGATGCCTTCCTTGCTCTTGAAGTCAATGTTCGGATTAACTCGAGCCGCTAACGTACCAGTCAAAAAATCGATTACCATTGCCACCATAATAAGCGCTAAAGTGAAGACAATTAATTTGTCTTGCGTATTAACGATATCACGTAGCGAATGAGACCATTCGAATGCTTCCATATCTCACCCCCTTTCTAGCTAATTGCTTTTTTTGATTTTTTTGCCGGTTTTCCAATCGTAACCTCTTTTTCCCAACATTCTTCTAGCTGCTTGGACAGCTTTATTATCCGAATGTCCTTGTGCTGTTTTTAATGATTTTTCCAAACTTGTTGGCTCTCTAATCTTGCCAGAAGCTACTAGTTTTTTATATTCTTTGATCGCAGCATTACGCTTTTGATGATATGCGTCAATATTTTTTCGAGCTTCTTTAGTAAATTTTTCTCTTTGATTGCCGCTCGAAAAATTTTTGTTTCCACGCCATTTATCATCTAACCAACCACTTATTGGGGAAGCTAGCCCTTTAGGACCAAGAAATTCATCTAAAGACATCACCTTGGTTCTTTTTTTGTCTCCTAACATTGCTCCTCTACCGCCCATGTTCTTTCCTCATCCTTTCTATTCGCTTATCTGTGTATCCAATAACTTCAAGGTCTCCGAAATCAAATTCAGGGATTTTTCCCCAAAAAAGAAGCCTTTTAGGATTTAACCTCCGTACTGCTTCAAACAAGCCATTTTTAAACAATTCGTGAGCATCGGGTCTCTTTGCTGTTCCGACACTAGAAATAGCTAATGTACTGCCCTTTGGCATTCCATCAAAACACCAGTCATAACTCATTTTGTCAGAAAAAGTGATGTTGGGTATGACATTTACCCCTTGCGACTGATACCATTGAGCAAGAAGCCTAGCTCTATAACAATTCCAAATCTGCATGGCGACTGGCATATCTAAATATAAGCTGAAATCAGGAGCGATTATAGCTTCAAATTCCCTGAATTTGTCAAGATATAATTCTGGCCTATTCCAAACTCTCTCGAACTGATAATCATCTAAAAAGAAATGGACTGCTCCATCTCTCTTTTTAGAGCTACAAACGTAATTAAAACCAATTAAGCTTGTTGGTTTAATATCAATCGCTTTTAAAATAGGCATATCATACTGACCATCCGCTTCAAATGTGTCGAACTTATCAAGATTATATCCGTTTATAGTTCTTTCCCAATGGCTCATTTTATCACTTCCTTTGTTTGTTAATTGCTGATATTTGGCAGCACGATAGTCCATGCACCAGATTTCAGCATATCTTCTGCTGATTGGCCTGTGTAATTGTAACCAGTCATACCAGTGTATTTCACAATCGTCCGATTTCCTTTCTGCCACTTCGGATTGGTCGTGTATGGATAGTCAATCGTGACGAAAGTAGGTCCTGTGTACCGCTTGCCATTGACTGGTGCATCAATCTTCTGAGCTAACGCTGTGTAACTGTTGATGTCCAGACCGCCAGAAATGCCAAGTGCAATATAAGTGACAAGTTCGAGTAGTTCTTTCATTTCTGCACGCTGCAGAGTCGCTTCTTGCTCTTTCTTGTCCGCTTCTTGGAATTTCTTCTTGATTTCCTCGTCTTGTTCTTTCTTGGCACGGTCTGGGAAATTCTCTTTATAAACGACCTCCAAGGCTTTCTTTTCCAGTTCCTCGACTGGTAAGTCAATCGCTTCTTTTGGAAGCAATACCGGATAGAAAGCGCCCTCTGCATTCGTCAGAATGACATGAGTACCCTCAACTTCGTTGTTGGACGAAGAGTAAATCCAACTTTTGCGATTAAATTGTAGTTTAGACATATATCTCCTTTTCTTTGATTAAATAGACCAGTTTATCTGCGTGCCAATGTATTTATCATTACTTGCAAGCAATGTCATACCTCCGTCAGGGTTAATTTGTAAATGCCTGTCATTGCTTGATCCACCCTCAAAAACCGGCACATTTAACATGGCAGCGTTACCTCGAATCGGGGTTAGTTCGTTTGGTATGCGTCCAAGACTAACATTCCCTGTGACATCTCTTATCTCAATCCTAAGCGAAACGATATCTCCCTGACGCTTATAGTGCACGCCGGTGACACCTGTAGAAGTCCATTCTATGCGTTTTAGGTTGGCGTGGTCGCTTCTTGCATTGGTTGACCATGCGCTCCATTTACCGGCTAGCAGGACACGCTTAGCTGGCTCTGCTGTTGCGATGGACGGAAAGAACATCTGGAAGCACTCATTATTACTATTGAGCACTAGCAACCAGCCATATTGACGAGCTGGATTGTTGTTTTCTGTGCCATTCTTGAAATAGACGCCAGTCGTCCGCTCTTGGTCAAAATCTTTACCATAGGCATAAATGGCAGTACCATTTTTCTGCGTCAAAGCGTGCATCTGGATAAGCTTATCATTCACATAGATGTCACCTTTGACATCAAGTGCCCCACGCTCCCATATTTTATTAATGCCAACACCAAATTGGCTATAAGATATGACTACACCCTCAGTCGTGATAATGGCTGCAAATTCGGTGCTTGTGTAACGGTCTTCCAGCTTTCCTACGATTTCCCAAGTCTTATTGGCTGGATACTGTCCGGATAGGTTTGCTGGACTGTTGACGAGCTCTGATATGCTTGTCCAAGAGCCAGCAGCAGGGCCAGTGTCCGATGTGTAGCTTTTATCCGCAAGAGGTTTGACCTTAAATGTCAGAGTCATCTTATTCTTCTGCGAGCCATTGACAATTAGCGGAGCGACTTTTGCTGTCCGTGTAATCGTCAATGTTCCACCATTCAGACCAGTTCTTGCAACATCAAATTTTAGGATTGGTGGGAAGTAGTCAAGAATAGTCACTGTACGCTCTATGGCATTACTCGTCCGTCCTCGACTGTCAGTCACTCTCGCTCTGATGACGGATTGGCCATCATAGTTCATCAAACCCAGACCGCCGCCGTTGGTTGTCGTGGATTGATTTTTGCCGACAATCTCCGCATAATAGCCTGTAATCGTCGAGCCGTAAACCCCAGAAGCTGCACCAAAATTAACTCTAATATCAGACAAAATCTTGATGAAGTGCTCGCCGCCAGAAACGATATTTGCGGCTATGGTATTGCCGTCTGTGAGTGTGAAGCCTGTCAAAGTCGGCTTGACATCGTCTGGGATGGAAAGATTAAGACGCTTAATATCTCGCCCAATCTCTCGACTGCCATCGTATGTGATGATGGTTAAGTTGCCATAACCACTAGCGCTGTCTGGAGTTTGTTCGCAAAGTTCTAAAGGTGGCGTCCAAACGAAGCTTGTATCAACATTAGTTGTTGTTATTTGCTTGTTAAAACTGCCATAGGTTGCCCATATAGCGTGTTTAAAAGCGTCATTCTTGCGATTAATGTTAATCGTCACCGGTTGACCGATAACGGCTGTCACATCATACCCAGAGCTTGCTCGTGGTATGTCTGGTAATCGTCTATTAAACCCGACAGAAGCACTTCCGTAACCACTAACATTGATATCTAGTCGTGCATTTATATTGACGGTCTTTGTTCCGTTTTGGTCGTGTGGAACTCTAAACTCATTATCAAAAATCAGCTTGTTTTGATTTTGACCGATAGCAGCGTCCACTGTAACGTTCCGGGTCTCTCCTCCGACAGTAATAGCCAGTGATTTGTTTGCACCGTCATAAATAGCTGCATAGCCGTTCGATATGAGCCTTACCTGCACATTGATGACTGAAAAATTACCAGCAATATCTTGTCTGTATCCCTCTGAAACAACTTCGAGTTGTAGATTGTGGCCGTATGCGCCGTTAAAATTAGCTCTGACCATGTTTAACCTCCTACATATCTGATGACGTTCATGTCTGGATTGAGCTGGTATTGCTCCTCACGGAAACGCCCAATTTGAAGCGTTCGTGTGAATACCCCATTCTCAATCTTGAGGACACCTTGTGAGATGTAAGCCACCTCAGAGCCGGCAGAATAGAAGCTGATACGGTCACTCTCGACACGGACAGAGGACGAGCCGTCTTTCTTGCCGATAATCAAACCCTCGTTGCTAGCACTCATATAGCTATCTAGGAAGCTCCAACGCTCAGCCATATCGCCAAGATTGTTTTCAATCTTAGCCACTCTTTGAGTAGCTGCCACAAGCTTCGCTTCTGCTGCAGCTCGTCCGGCTTCATCAGCTTTGACATAATCTTGATAGGATTTAACCCATTCATTGACTGTATCAATGCTGGCTTTCGCTTCAAGTTCCGCTTTAGCTAGCTGCATAGCTTCCGTTAAAGCGTTTAGCTGCTCTGCTGTCAGCTTTTGGTCAGCCTTGCTATCAATCTTGTCATTGACTTGCTTGAGTTGTTCCTCGTCGAGCGCTCCTTTGTCTCCTTTAGGTCCTGGAGGACCTTGTGCGCCTGGATCGCCTTTTTCACCATTTTGACCATCAGCTACGTTGCTGAAAGTCACCTCAGCCGTTGCCACTTTCTCGTCATTGAGATAGGCTTCTACAGTCACTTGCAGAGTTCCCTCAAAGTCTGTCGCACGGACAAGCATTTGGCTGCCACTGCCTATGATAGAGTCACCTTTCTTGTAGAAAATGATAGGCTCATACACCTTGCCATTCTTCTCTAGTGTAGCCATGAGCAAGCTCTGTCCTGTGTTGTTCTTAAAGGTCGTTCCTTGGTCGGTAGACAGCTTCAGCTCGTAAGGTATGGCCTGCTCTGCAAGCTTAGCCATGCGAGTTAGCAAGCTATCTGACACTTTGTTCTGCAAGGCTTGGAAGTTTGCAAAGACTGTCTTGTTTTCGCTCGGATTGGTAAAGCTGATTTGCTGCTCGCTGACACGAGCTTCCAGCACCAACATAGGACTAAAGCCCGTATCTTGAATTTTGACAGTGTCTCCGATGTCCAAATCAAAATATCCGTCTGCTTCGTATGTGATAGCTGGATAGCAATATTTCCGTAGATTACGCAAGCCCGTGGAGATAAGCACTTCTTCACTATCTGTATCGACTTCCATGTCCTTACGTATCCAGTTATCGTTCGTCTCAGTACCAGTCAAAACTGACGGATATAATTGTTTAGATAGTGGAGCGAATAGCAAGCTCCCTTCGAGGTAAAACTCGACCTCACCCTTAGAGTTTTTCCACTCTTTCTTTTTCTTAGGGTCTATGACAACCTGCGTTGTGCTGACAGTTACCTCTTTAAGTTCTATCTCTGGCACCGGAACATCAACCGTGCTGCCTGTTTCTGTCCTACCCTCAACTGTTTTGCCGGCCTTTAGCTCTGGTGGGTAGCAAAGTGTCTCAATGGCTCCCAAATAAGCCTGAGCGTTATATGTTCCTAACGTCACATACTGCCGGCCAGCATAGTTCTGCTCAAGTACCGTAACGGTACTGCCGTTATTAGCGATGATGACGGAGACGTGGCCATACTGTCCAGTTCCTAGAAAAGCGTTATAAGCTTTGATATTTGCTAAAGCTCCAGCTTTTAGCTCGTTAGTCCCACGAGGACGGACAACTGACCATCCGAAGTTTCCCCAGGCGTAGTCCGTGCCGATGTATGCCGCAGCCATACCAGCACCGACTTTTCCAGAAAAACCAGTTACGCCACCACCCAGACCAGGTCCGCCTAATTTCATAGAATACCAAGCCGCTAAGCCGTAACATTGACCACTACCGACTGTCCGGCCTTGTAGTCCTTTCATTTCGTTGATCACAGCTATTGTTTTATCGGCTTTGACTACTCTTGTAACTGGCTGACTAGGACTGCTTAATTGGTTGTTAGGCTGTTTCCAAAGGTCGTCTAGCTTATCTAGGATATTGCCGTTAGAGCGATTAACACCGCCCCGGATGTCTCGCATGAGAGCGATATAGTGGCCGTATCCAGCAGCCGCATAATCGTATAATGCACCACCGACACGAAAAAGCCCTTTCGTGTATTCTTCGATGTTCTGCTTGCCTTTGACACCGTAAAACTTGCGTCCGCCGCTAGTCTGTTCAGCCAACAGATAAGCATAGTCTTTCATAAAGTCGTCAACGCTCGCATAGTGGAAGTATGTTCCACCCTCATTTGCCGGTCTAGCACTTCCTGTTGTGACCTTGACACCACTTGGACGTGTCTGTGCTGAGCCAGACATACCAGACCAGTTATTGTCAATTCTGGCCACATTAGAAGCACCCCAGAAGCTTTCTAGGTATAGCTGACAAATCATACCAGACGGCAGTATGTTGTACTGCACACAGAGATTTAAGATAGTTTGGACTATCCCTGCACTCATAGGGTGTCCTGCGTAGTTTAGACCACCGCCAGTATATTTCTTGCCGCTATTCGCAGCTTGTGTAGCTGATGGATTGGAAACCTTGGTTGAGGTCTCCTTGGTTTCTTCCTTGCGTCCAACTGGCTTGATAGCGTTGTATAGTTGCGTCTTGTCAACACTTCTCTTGATACTACGCACATTCTTGCCATATTTTAAGACAACATCATTTCTCTTGCGTCCGACACCTTGATTTTCAGCACCGTGAGCTTTATAAACATTCATTACAAAGCGGTCAAGCTGACTATTGGATTTCAAGTGAGTTTCAAACTCAATTTCTGCGTCAAAGTTGCGAGCAAGAGAAATTAAGCGAGCGAGAGAGGTTTCTTGTCCTTCCCACTGCAACGCTCTGCGCTGATCTGTTAGCTCATTGATACCTAAATCAAGTTTAGCGACACCGAGAATCCCCCATGTTTTCAGATACTCTTCAAAAGTCATGGCTTTAGGGGCTTTATACGCTTCTTGATACTCAAGCATGAGTTCCAAGCTTAGATTTTCACAGTAACACTTGATAATCTGCTCGTTTTCCTCGGTCTTCATCACGTTAAAGAGATAAGACCGGCCTTTGTATTTAAAGCTAACGAAAGCACGCTCATTGAGGTGCTTATAGGCTTGTTCGACGTATGTGTCAGACTGGATTTTCTTCTTAAAAACCGAAAACTCAAAGACTGATGTCGCACTTTCAAGCGAGCGTGTCCACTTGTCATTGAAGAAATTCAAGGTAGTCTGCTTGTCGTTATCGATAAAAGCAACCTTCTTCAAGGCGCTATCGTGGATTGTTAAAAGCATTAGAGCCACCTTTCTTCAAATTCAATCGTCACACTCGGTTTTTTCTTAGCCCAATTTGACTGCAAGATTTCGATTTCGGATTTCCCTGGAGGAATAACCGGCCACAAAGAGCCGTCAACTACTTGATCCAGATTCGGAAGATTATTCAGAAAGACGCTATCGTTCTCGCTATCGATAATAAGCGTACTTCCCGCAGCATATCTGTTAGGGATATCCTTTGTTCCATTAACGAAGTCTTTTCTGTAAACGATACTATCTAAGTACATGTGAGTTGGTAGTGGCTTGTCGCCAAAAGCTCCCAAAGCAACATGGACTTTGATGGATTTTTTACCTTTAATTTCAGGGACGGTGAATTTCTGATACGAACCATTCCAAAACAGCTGAACTTCGTCGTCTCTGCGTAAGATGTCAGATTGACCGCTATCTTTGTTAAACGGATTTTCGCTTGGGTTGTGAGTCGGCCAGAACGTCCATTGCTTAACCAGTTTATAGCTACCATTTCCATTAGCAGCAAGGAAGTTGTACTCTGTATTAAGTCCATTTCCCCGTTTAATGGTTTCAACGCCGTAGAGGAACTCACCATTTTCGCCAGTGAATGAAATCTTGATGAAGCCGTATTGATTAGCTGGGTTTACCCAGAAAATCTGTCTCCACCAGATATATTCATGAAGCGCCCCCTTTTCTCCCACGCTATCAGCAGGTATTTCCCAAGTGACTGATCCGGCATGATTTCCAAGAGGACCACCTCCGGGATTGGCAAGGGATAGATGAGGTCTGCCCCAGACGCTTTGAATAGCTAGTGTTCCGTTCAAATTCTGAGAGTTATCATTCAGTATTGCTACATTCTTCTGACCGTCCGCAAGCCCTTTGATAATGCCCTCGCCAGTCACATAGTCCCAGAGGATTTCCGAGTGCTTATATGGCACGATATCGGCTTCCTCGATACTTCCAGCCTCAAAAGCAAATCTGTCGCTCACAAGGCCGTAATAGCCGTTTTCGTCGTTGGCTTTAAACGTGATAACCGGATAAGCATCTGCAGTTCCCTTGTTGTCAATAGCAAAGACCATCTTTCCTTGGCTCTCCTCATAGTCCACTACACGCTTGTAGGTCGTAGAGTGCGCCACGCCGTCAGGGATGTAAAATTTGATAGTCGTTTCGTCGTACCAGTCAGTTATCCCCTCAAGCTCCATATCGCCCTTTACAAGAGCGTTAAAGTATCGGTTAGGGTATTTGCCTAGCGTCAACTTCTTCGGCTCTGTAGCGTCAAATATGCCCGCTATACGCTCTTTTAATTCATTGATATTCCCTCGCTCGGCATCTGCCGGCTCAGTTGTGTCCACAAATCGAATATTTGCAACATCAAAAGAGGCCAAACTAACCTTGACCTCGATTTCTTTTGCTCCGACTTCGACTGCGGTTGCAATCGTACCGATCCGAGATAATTTCTCGGTTTTGATTGGCCGCTCATTCCCAATGTCAGATTTTACTTCTAGGACTTTGAGCAGACCAGAAAGGTCTACTCCGTTATATGTCATAGAATTTTCGGTCATACTCTCACCCCTTTCAGAATATTGCTGATATAGTCTCTGTCGCTTTGATAACGGCTAAAATCGTCGCCTGTCAAACGTGCAAATTCTTGCCCATTGACGTTCAGCACCACTTCTCTATCAAGACTTTGCTTAATAGTGTTAAGTGCGTCTTTGATGATGTCCAGCTTTCGGTCTTCTTGCTTGCTTTCAAGCGATAACGAGCCGTTTAGACTTGCAGAATAGCCTTGGCTTCGCAAGCTATCGTCTAGCAGACTGCTATAGTCAAACTTACCTGTCACATCATAGAGATTTTCCAATGCTTCGTTGACAAACTTCTGGCTACGGTCGATACCGACTGCAATACCTTGACCGATGAAGATACCGACACGGTCACGGAAAAGCCGTGACGGTGAATGAATATCTGCCGCTGATCTTGCCGCTCTCTCTGCTTGTGCCACAAGTGCATTAGCCGCTGATGTAACTGCTGGCAAAGCCGCAATCATACCACGAGCCAAGCCGTTGCCGATTTGAGCACCAACAGAAATCATGTTCCGTGCACCGATATTTCCGACACGTTGAACAGACAACATAAGACTGTTCATGGCCGCAGTTGCACCAGCAACACCAGAGCGGATACCATTGACAACCCCACGAGATACACCTTGGCCTGCTTGTTGCCCCGCTTGCGTCATTTGGATAGCACTAGATCGGATAACCGTCACTATCACCGACATTCCAGATTGGACGCTTGTTACAGCTTTTGTCATTGCGCTTGTAATAGCAGAAATCAATCCAGCCATAGCTACTTGTGCGCTTGCTCCAATCGTAGACAATCCAGCGGAAACAGTCGGAACAGTAGCTGCAAGAACTGTCATAGAAGATGTTGCAGCAGTTGCCGAAGTTGTAATCATTGCCAGTTGCATCGGAATAGTTGCTAACGATTGTGCGATTGCAGCAAATCCAACCGCTGACAATCTAGCCGTATTCGCGAAAGTTGTCAACGAACTAGCAGCAGATGTCAGGTTTGGAGCTAAACCGGTTAAGCTAGCAGAAAGTGTCGGCAATACCGTAGATACGATAGTAAGGGCAGAAGCAGCACTAGCTCCGCTGATTTGTATCATCATCAAGCCTTGCCCTAATGCGCTTATTTGACTCCCTGCATTCCCTAAACCTGCCGCTGCATTGGCGATAGCAGTTATACCGGCCGCCGCCGCTGCTAAAGAAGCCGCCAAGTCTCCCAGATTAGTGTTGGTTATCATAACAACACCTTGTGCTAATTGCTTAAAGCCGTTTCCAGCCTTTTGCGCCGCATCTCCTATAGACTTGATAACACCACTAACGGCATTCAAAACAGTTGCTATACCGTTGCTAAGAGCGTCTGAAACGGTCTTTATAGCTTCTGCAAAGGTTTTGACGGCAGGAGAACCGACATTCAACGCTGCGCCAAATGCTGCAACGCCTGCCGCTGCTACAACTAACCCAGCACCGAGAGCAACTGCTCCTGCTGCGGATGCTAAAGCTCCAGCGCCCACAACTACCAATGCAGCACCGAGAGCAAGCCCAGCAACTGCAGCCAATCCAGCTCCTGCGGCAATCAATGTCAAACCACCAGCCAACGCTACCAATCCAACCGCTGCGCTAGCTCCGTAGGTCGCAATAGGCTCTAAAGCGCCAGACATCAATTGTAATCCAGCGCCCGCTGCAAGGACACCTACTCCAATCATTAACACGGCTGCACCAAAGGCCAAGAGACCTATAGCACCTGCTGTTAGAGCGGGGCCGATTGCCGCTGCGCCTACTGCAAGCAAGGCGATGCCAGCCGTAAGACCAACTAACGCAATCGCTGCAGGAGCGCCTGCGCTTGCTAATTGAATAGCTGCTTGAACTAAAACATAGATACCAGCCGCTGCCAATGCTACGCCAGCCCCAACCATCAGAGCGGCCGCACCGAATTGTAACACGCTTACGGCAGAAGCCGCTGCACTTGTTCCTACTGCTGTTTCTCCTGCAGCCATAGCGGTACTAGAAGCGGCATTTGCGGTTTGTGCAGCAGTAAGAGAAACTGTGTTAGTGACTAGACTGATTAGCGACTGACCAAAATTAAACGCAGCTTTCAATCCTTGTGCAATCTTCAGACCGGTCTTTACGGTCATCAACGCTCCTGCAAATCCAATAACTGCGGAAGCAATCCCCTGTATTACCTCTGGCGGTAATGACGCTATAAAGTCAGCTGCAGCTGTAGCTATTTGAGACAGCCATGTCACAAGCGTTCCTAACGTGCTTCCTAATGACTCTAAAACACCTGTAGAAGTCAAGCTATTCCAGATATTCCCAAGCGCAGCAGATATACTCTGAACTGCTGTAGTAAACGCTGATACAGCGCCTGTATTAGAAAATGCCGTCCAGAAAGTCTGTATCTTCTGCGCTGTATCCGAGATAAAGGCTGATACATTGTTAATAATCTTAGTAAAATCAATCTTATCAAGTGCTTTTCCTAAACCGTCTGCAAGTTTATTGAAATCAACCTTGTCGAAAGCGTCTGATAAAGCATTTACCGCTTTAATTCCGAACTTATTGAGTTGTTCAAAAGCAGGCATGAGCTTGTTAGATAAAGACTCTTTCATCCCGTCGATAGCTTGATCCACAGTCTTGAATTCTGTTGCCATTTTTTGGAAAGCGTCAGAATTACCAGCCTTATTTAAAGCATCGAAGAATTCCTCTGTATTGACTTTTCCGTCCTGTACAGCAGATACAAGCTCGGCTGTGCTCATACCCATTTCTTTTGCTACTGCAGCCATACCAGCAGGTGCTTGTTCCATCATGATTTTAAAATCCATCCAAGCAACTTTAGGCTTACTTGCCATTTGTGTAGCCTGCGTAGATAAGGACTTCATCGCTTGCGCTGGATTTTCAGCAGAAGCAGCTAGACCACCGAAAGCTTTTACTAGACTGCCAACATTCTTAGTTCCCACAGCGTCCAACTGTGAGTATGTGCTAGCCATGTCAGAAGCTGAGTAAATAGTCTTTGTCGCAAAGTCTTGCATTTCTTTCTTCGCTTGCGATATCGTTTCAGCAGAGCGACCAAAAGCTTGCAAGTTGCCCTCAAAGGTCTTCCAAGCCTTTTGTGCTCCGTTGAGTTCTCCGACCATTGAGCCAAGACCTGATGTGATTGAGCCGATACCTGATGTCAAAGCAGAACTGATTAGATTAGCGCCTAGAACAGATTTAAAAGTAGAGCCTACTTTGCTAGCCATGTTCGACAAACCAGACACAGACCTTTCTGCTGCTTTAAAAGCATTAGAAAATCCGCTATCTCTTGCTCTTAGCACCGCTTCAACTGTATAGCTCGAATTTGCCATCAATACACCTCCTCTCCGTTATAATTTTTCATTCGTTTAGCAATAGCGATTAAGTCGCTATTGACTGGTTTTGCGTAATTAGCACCCAAGACAGACTGTTTGCGTTTCGCTTCGTCGTAAAAGTCCGTAAAGGTCTTGTAGACATAAGCCTTGCCGTTCTTGTCTGTTGCTTGGGCTGTTCTATTCAGAAATGCTTGCAGATATAATTCTTGCTCACGTTCTAATTGCTTCATGACATGCCCTCGTTTTCGGAGCTTGTATTCTGCAATCGTCATTCTTCTTGC